AGCCGGTGCCGGAGCCGGAGCCGGTGCCGGAGCCGGAGCCGGAAGTGGAGCCGGAGCCGGAAGTGCAGCCGGAGCCTAACCCGGCGGAAGAAGGCGACCGATGAAAAAGAGTGACGAAGAAGTCCAGTCCATCGTGTCACACGCGGTGGACGAGGCCGTCAGCTTCATATCGAGCGAGATAACGCCCCTCCGAAAGAAGGCCATTCGCTACTTCCAAGGCGAGTGCGACCTTGAGTACGAGAAAGGGCGGTCGAAGGTCGTCGCGACCAAGTGTCGTGACGCCGTTCGGCAGGTCAAGCCGTCGCTCATGCGTATTTTCATGTACGCGAACAACCCCGTGGAGTTCCTGCCGATGACCCCCGCCGACGTGGGGCACGCGGAACAGGCCACGAAGTTCATAAAATGGAAATTCAACGAAGTCGGCGGCTTCATGATGCTGAATTCGGCCTTTCACGACGCCCTCGTCAGCAAAATGGGCATCATCAAGGTCGTTTGGGAAGAGCGTGCACGCTCGACGATACACATGTTCGAGGGTCTGGACGACGACATGTTCCAGTTGGTCGTCGAAGACCCCGACACGTTCGTGTTGGAGCACGATGAGTACCCCGACCCCGACCCGCCGCCGCCCCCACCGGCGCAACCGGGCGAGGTCATGCCGATGGAGCCTCCGATGCTCCATGACGTGAAGGTCGTGCGGTCCAAAAAAGACGGTGACATGGCCTTGCTGGCGATCCCGCCCGAGGAATTCATCGTCAACTCGTCCGCGCGGTGTCTGGAGGACGCCTATATCATCGGCCACCGCCGAAACGTCCGCATGGCCGACGCGATCCGCATGGGCTTCAAGAAAAAAGACCTTGAAGACCTCTCGGAGTACTCTTCTGTCGTCGAAACCAACGAGGAAGACGAGGAGAGACGCGGCTACATCGCCGATTGGGACGAGGCGGACGCCGTCGACGAGATGTCACGGCTCGTGGGCATAACCGAAGCCTACATGTACCTCTCGGTGCCGAAGGTGGACGTTCCGATCCTTCACCGGATCACGGTCGGGGGTACCGGAAACAAGCTTTTGGGCTTCGAGCCGGTCGACGAGCTGCCGTTCGCGGTTTTCGAGGTCGACCCGGAGCCGCACGCCTTTTTCGGTCGGTCGCTGGTCGACCTCGTGCTGGAGGATCAGGACGCCTGCACCTCGATGGAGCGCGGCATCCTCGACAACGTCCACATGACCAACAACCCCCGCCTCGGTGTCATCGAGGGGCAGGTGAACATAGGCGACGCCCTGAACGGCGAAATAGGCGCCCTCGTCCGCATGACACAGGCCGGATCGATCTACCCCATCGAGGTGCCGTTCACGGCCGGATCGACGATCCCTATGCTGGGGTACATGGACGAGCAGGTCGACCGCAAGACCGGCGTGTCACGCGCCTCGGTCGGTCTGGACCCCGACGCGCTCCAGTCGACGACCAAGGCCGCTGTGACAGCAACGGTCCAGTCGGCGCAGGGCCAAGTCGAGGTCATGGCGCGGAACTTGGCCGAAGGTGGTATGAAGCGGTTGTTCAGCCTCATGCTTAGGACGTACACCCGCCACGTCCGTGACACCGTCATGATGAACTTCGGCGACGAGTTCATCCCCGTGGATCCGCGCACCTGGACCGCCGAGATGCGGCTTCGCGTCAATGTCGGCCTCGGAACGGGCCGGGAAGAAGAGAAGGGCATGGCGCTGGACAAGGTCATGGAGATGCAGATGGGGATGCTCCAGCAGGGAAGCCCCCTCGTGTCACTGACCAACCTCAGCAACGCCCTGTCCGACCGGCTCGCCGCTGTCGGCCTGTTCAACGCCGAGCGGTACTTCAACCTGATGACGCCGGAAGCGGAGCAGAAGCTTAACGAGCAGCAGGCGCAGGAGGCGCAGAACGCCCCGCCGCCGCCGCCCGATCCGTATGTAGAGGCGCAACAGATCAAGACACAGGCGCAGATGGCGTCCGATCAGCAGAAGGCGCAGATAGACATGATGCGCCTGAAAGCCGAGGACGACCTGAAGCGTGACCAGATGGAACAGGACGCATGGTTGAAGGCAGCGGACCTACTCGCAACCCACGGGATAAAATTGGACTTGGAACGGCTGAAGATGATGCAAGCCGCGCCGCGTCCGCCCTCGATGTGATGCAAGTCCTGTCCGTTGAGCAGAGAGCGGCCCGGGCGAGGGCGCTTTTGGCGGACGACATGCTGCGTCATGTCATAGACACTGTACGTCAGCGGCAAGTTGACGTATTCCTTAAAGGTGGCTCGCCGGAAGAGGTCGTAAAAGCCCAGTCCGTCATAGCCGCATTGGTTCTTCTGACCAACGAGCTTCAAGGCCATGTCACGGCCGAGCTTGTTGCCAAGAAGCAGAAAAGGTAGCACCGACGATGTCGACTACAGAAGACATGGACAGCATCGCCGCCGCGCTTGTCACCACCCCTCCCGAAGAGGAAGTGGCGAAGGTCGACGATGAGCCCGTGACAGCAGAAGCCGAAGCCCCCGAGACCGAAGAGGTCGTCGAGGCCGAGGCCACTACGGATGACGAAGACGACGGACCCGAACCCGAAGCCCAAGAACCTGAACTACTGACCGTCAAGGTTGACGGGAAGGAACTTCAGGTCACACTTGACGAACTTCGGCGCGGATACTCCGGTCAGGCGTATATCCAGCAGCGCATGAAAGAGGTCGCCGACGCCCGCAAGGAAATCGACGCCTATCGTGAGGCTGTAGCACAAGAGCGCGCCTACGCGGCCGAACTTGTCCAACGTTACCAGCAGTCGCAGTCCCAGCAAGCGCCAGCGAAACCCTCTAAAGACCTGTTGAGTTCCGACCCTCTCCGTTATCACGAGGAGAAAGCCCTCTATGACGAGTGGGTCGAAGAGCAGCGGGACTTGGAAGCGCAGCACCACTTTCTCACGGCGAAACAGGCCGAAGAGCAAGCGCAGCGTGAGAGGCAGTATCTGGCAACCGAAGCGCAAGCGATGGTGGCGAAAATTCCTGAAATGGCGGACCCCAAAAAGGCACCCGTCCTCAAGAAGGCATTGATCGACACCGCCAACCGCTACGGCTATACGGCCGAGGAAGTCGGCAGCCTTATGGACCATAGGGCTGTCCACATTCTCTACCGTCTCCACGAACTGGAGAGCAAAGTCGCGGCCCGACCGAGCATTACCGCCCGAGAAAAGGTGGCTAACGCCGGTCCCGTGCTACGACCGGGCAACTCGCGAACCACGCATGATGACCGAGGACTTGTCACCAAGAAAGCGCGTGATCGGATGAAACAGACCGGTGACATAGACGATGTCGCCCGGTTCCTCCTGACATCGTGAGAAACCCCAATGGCACAAGTTGACACCTATGGCGTCACGACGATCCGCGAGGATCTACATGACGCGATCACGTCCATCTCCCCGACCGAAACCCCGTTCATGACGAGCGCGGGCAAGGAGCGGTCGGTCAGTAACACCCTGTTCGAGTGGCCCGTCGTGTCACTCGCGGCTGCGTCCGGCTCCAACCGTGTCATCGAAGGTGAGACGGCCCCGGCTATCGACACCTCGACCCTGCCGGTCCGGCTGTCGAACTACACGCAGATCAGCGACAAGGTCGTTGAGGTGTCCAGCACTGCCGAAGCAGTCGATGGCGCGGGTGACGCGCAGAAGATGGCGAAGCAGATCACCTTCAAGCTGCGTGAGCTGAAGCGTGACATGGAGACCATGCTGTGCTCCACGACCCCCGCGTCCGCCGGTTCGTCCGGCGCGTCGGCTCGTGCCACGGCGGGCTTCCTCGCGTTCCTGCGTACCAACACCGACCGTGGTGCTGGCGCGGGCGCGGACCCGACCCTGTCGGGCACCACGTCGGGCTACCCGGATGTCGGTCCGGTCGCGGGTACTGACCGCGCCGCCGATGAAGACGACCTGTCGACCGTCATCGCAGCTTGCTGGGATGCCGGTGCAGACCCGTCCATGGTCCTCGTCAATTCTGCCCTGAAGCAGAAGATCTCGACGACCTTCACGGGTGTCGCCACTCGGTACAAGGACGCCGCCGACAAGAAGGTGGTTGCCGCTATCGACGTGTACGTGTCGGACTTCGGTGAACTCCAGATCGTTCCCAGCCGCTTCGTCGTGGCGAAGAACATCTACATCATCGATCCGAACTACTACCGCATGGGTTGGCTCATCAAGACGGCTCAGAAGCCCCTTGCCGAAACCGGCCACGCCAAGAACCGTCTCATTTACAATGAATACGGTCTGATCGTGGACACCGACGCCGCCCACGGCGTGGTGGCGGACGTTGATCCGGCCCTGTAATAAAGGGGGCGGGCTTCGGCCCGCCCTTTCTTCAGGAGGCTGGATATGGCAGACGAATTCGACCGCGCCTACGACGCTGCGGTGACAGATGACACCATGGTAGAGGACGGGCAGATTAAGTTCGTCCGCAAGCAGCGGGTCGACCCGATTTTTGACTACGCGGCTCACATTCGTGACAATCAGGCGGTGCAGCGCAAGGCGGGGGCGAACTATCGCCACGTCGCCTCCATACCGCTTGTGCTCGCGGAGGTGTGGGCGGCCGAATGCGGCGCGGCGGTGGGCACGCACGAGTTCGGAGAGTATGCTAAGAAGAAAATTCTTAGCGGCGACTACGCCAAGATCGCGACCGGGAAATACTGATGACCTACGCGGCCCTCCAAACGGACATTGCGGACTGGTTGAACCGGGACGACCTGACAAGCGTCATTCCGTCGTTCATCACGCAAGCGGAGGCGCGGCTGAACCGTTCGCTCCGTACGGACCAGCAAATTGTCACGGCGACCGGTGACACGGATGCTAAAATTATAGACGTGCCCGACGATTGGGCACAGACCATCCGGCTGTCCATCATCGCCCCCGGCTACTACACCTTGGCTCTCATCTCGCACGCGGAGATGCTGGACAATCGGCAGTACGCCCAAGGCGCTACCGGCATCCCGACCAAGTACACGCACCGGGGGCGGGCAATCGAGTTAGACCCCGCGCCCAGTGGCACGATGACATTCGAGATCGTGTACTACACCCTGATCCCGGTCCTCAGCGTGTCGAACACGACCAACTGGTTGCTGGACGACCACCCGGACGTGTATCTGGCCGCTGCCATGGTCGAGGCGGCTCGCTACCTGTCCGACGCGGAAATGCTGGCCGTGTGGTCGCAGACGCTCGCGGCCGGAGTGAACGAGATCGCGCTCATGTCCTCCAAGTCGCAGTGGAGCGGGTCCAACCTGAAACTCAGGATGCGGCCATGACATGGACCCCAATATCCAGTACAGCGGTGAACTGGACACCAGTGTCCAGTTCGGCTGTGACATGGACGCCGACATGAGGCACGTAAATGGCTGATACGACAACCACCAACTATGCACTGGTCAAGCCAGAGGTCGGAGCGTCCGATGACACGTGGGGCGCTAAGATCAACACCGACATGGACGACATCGATACTCAGATGAAGGTCAACGCGGACGGCGTTGCCAATTCCGTCCACTACACGGCGCAGTCGAAGACCGACGCAGAGACGTTGCTCGCGCGTGAGAACATAGACCTGTACGGGCAAAATTTCGGGTTTCGGAACCAAATCACTAACCCGTATTTTCAGGTTCACCAAAGGACGACCAGCCCCTCGCACGTTGGCGCTAGCGCGGATGTGTCCTATCACGTCGACCGCTGGCAGTTGGCAAGCAGCTTGGGCGTGGGCAACACCTGTTCGGTCACGCGCGTTACAAGCACTTGGACGCCGCGCGGCCTTGGCGTCGCCATCACGCTCTCCGGCACCCTGTCGGGGGCCGGTAATTATGCCCTATATGGGCAGCGCATCGAGTTTCCGAGGGCGTTTTCCGGGAAAACAGTCAGTGTCAAAATCAGGATGAAGTCAGGTCTTGGGTCGGAAGTGGCCGTCGAACTGTACCGTAGTTATGGAACGGGCGGTTCGCCTTCTACAGCCGAAACCCTTGACACGCAGAAAGTCACCACTACGACGGGCTTCGTAGATTATGAGCTACAGTTCGACGTTCCGGACGACAGCGCCAAGACATACGGCACCAATCTTGACGGCTACCTTGGCTTGTTCCTGTGGTTCTCGGCTGGGTCGACTTGGGACAGTCGCTCGGACACCCTCGGCCACCAAGCCGACGACACTTGGACCATCGAGGGCGTACAGCTTGAAATAAGCGCGAGGTCGACCGATTGGGAATTCCGCCCTTTGAGTGTGGAAGAACTCATGTGCTTCCGGTTCTATCGTCGCCTCGGCAGAGGCACGGCGGTCTACCATATCAGCTCTACCTCCACACGTGTCTATGGCACGCTCCAGCCACCCATGCGGGAAGCCCCCGCCTTCACGCTGAACACGTCCGCCCCCGTGATCGGAACCGGCGGTGGGTCGTCTACCGGGTCCTCATCGGCTTTGTCCGGCACGGCTACCACCGAGAACGGGTTCTACGGGTCGATCAGCGGCTTTACTGGCCTGACGGCGGGTCAGGGCGGGTTCATTCTGACGGACGATATCTTGGTTCTAGACGCGGAGCTTTGAAACCATGGCGTTCATGCCTATCCGGCCACCGCCGGGGGTGTTCAAGAACGGAACGCACTACCTGTCTAAAGGTAGGTGGCAGGACGCCAACTTAGTCCGTTGGCAGAACGGAATACTCATGCCGGTCGGGGGCTGGCAGCAGTTCATAGAAGACAGTCCTACCGTCGACGGCACCCCCAGCGGGATGCTGGCGTGGGTCGACAACTCCAGTGACACCTACGTCGCCATGGGGACCGACACGCACCTGTACCGGCTAAACTCTTCGGGCATCGTCGTAGACATAACCCCCGCTGCCTTTGTCACGGGCGACGCCTCGGCCTCGCAGAACACCGGATATGGAGGCGGCCCCTACGGCTCCGGCTTCTACGGCACGCCGCGCCCGTTGCCGGACACCTTCATCGCAGCCGACAGTTGGTCCATGGACACGTGGGGCGAGAACCTAGTGTCCTGTTACACGGCGGACGGCCGCCTGTTCGAGTGGACCCCCGGCACGCCCACGGCCCTCGTCATCGCTGGCGCGCCAGTCGATAACGTCGCGGTCGGTGTCACGGAGGAGCGGTTCCTGTTCGCCCTCGGGTCGGGCGGCAACCCCCGCAACGTCGCGTGGTCCGACCGCGAGGACAACACGACATGGACGCCTTCGGCCACGAACGAGGCCGGTGACATAGACCTGCAAACGCAGGGCGCTATCCGCGCTGGGTGTCGCGTACGCGGACAATACCTTGTCTTAACGTCGACCGACGCGCACACCGCTACGTATCAGGGGCCTCCGTTCGTGTACGGGTTCGAGCGCGTCGGTACGGCATGCGGTGTCATTTCCAAGCGGGCGCTGACCCCGTTCGGGGCGGGCGCGGCGTGGATGGGGTATGGTTCGTTTTTCGTGTTCACGGGCGGCGCGGTGCAGGAGATATCCTGTGACGTGGAGGACTGGGTTTTCGGTGACTTGAACCAAGGCCAACGGTCGCTGATCCACTGCTTCGCCAACGAGGCTTGGGGCGAAATCTGGTGGTTCTTCCCCAGCAGCGGAAGCACCGTGTGCGACCGGTACGTGGTTTGGGACCACGTCGATAACCTGTGGGTTACAGGGATGTTGGAGCGGACGGCGGCGTGCCCGTCGCCCAAGGCGACCAATCCCTACATGGCCGACGAGGACGCCTACGTGTGGGCGCACGAGATTGGGTTCAACTACGACGGCGACCTGCCGTACGCCGAAACCGGGCCGATAGAAATCGCCCCCGGTGACAATGTCATGCGGGTTCTAGGGCTGTACCCGGACGAGAAGACGCAAGGCGACGTGGAGAGCTACATCAAGACGCGGTTCTACCCGAACGGCACGGAGCGGAGTTATGGGCCGTTCACGAGCGCCAATCCCACGTCGTTCCGCGCCACGGGCCGCGAGGTCATGTTGCGCGTGCAGGGCGTCTCGGGCGGGGCCGCGGACTTCCGGGTCGGTGAATTTAGGCTTCAGGTTCGGCCGGGAGGGCTTCGATGAGACTTCGCCAGCCCGGCAAGGAGTACCACCAGACCTACGAAATCCAGCGCAACGCCGAACTGGAGCGGGCGGACCGCGAAAACTTCAAGCGCAACCGCGACGTTGAGATAGGCGAAGGCCGTGTCATCATCCGGTCGCCGGACGGGACACGGTGGGAGATCACGGTCGACAACTCCGGCGTGGTGGGGGCGACGTCGCTATGACAGAGCAGCCGTCCTACTCTCAGTGGGCTATCGCGGAACTCAAGAGGTGTGAGCCGTGGATACGCGCCGCGATAGATCGCGGCACGGCCACACATGGTTTTGAAGACATCGCGAAGGCTGTGCTGGCGTGTGACATGCAGCTATGGGCTGATGACACGGGGTGCGCTGTCACCGAAGTGATGGTATATCCAAAGCGTAAGGTCATGAATATCTTCCTCGCCGGCGGGGAACTCGAAGCCGTAGGCAGGATCGTGGAACGCATCGAACGCTTCGCGCCGCACATAGGCGTACAGTCATTGACGTACATCGGCCGCCCGGGGTGGGCGAAGTTCGGAGACGAGCGGGGCTGGGCCGGCAAACTGGTGTTCATGGAAAAGGACTTGGTGACATGAAGGGGCTATCCGGTTCCAACGACAGCAAGCAGACCACCACTGTCGCGCCATGGCTGGAAGAGGCCGCGAAAAAGGGCATCGATTACGCTAGCCGCCTTGGGCAACAGGGCTACGCGGCCTATCGCGGCCCCGACGTGGCGGCGCTGACCCCCATGCAACAGGCGGCCATGCAAAGCGGGGCCGACGCGGCGGGAGCATTCGGCATCGCAGCGCCGCGCAACGCCATGGCGGGAATGCCGAAACCGGAACGGTTCGCGGGCGGTGTGATGGGGTATTCGTCGGCCCCCATGTACGACCAAGCCATGAAGGAATGGAAGAAGGCCGCGCCGGGCCAGTATAAGGCCTACATGGACATGTTCATGAACCCGAAGACGGGAGCCCCGCCAAAGTGGCGACCATCAGCGGGCCTCTTGAGCAGCGAGAAGAAGGGTGAGGGTGGCGGAAGCGGCGGCGGCGGCGGGTACTCTCCCGGCAAGCCCGGAGCACCCGGCACCGGGTCACGGAGCGACGACCCCTATACCTTCTGGAACCCCGGCAGGAATTCACGCTAATGGCTTACGGTTTTGACTTCATGCGTGGCGGGGCACCGACTACCGCCGTGTCATACGCCTCCGGGGCGGGCCGGAAGCGGCGGCGCGGCGGCGGTGGCGGCGGTGGTGGCGGCGGTGGCGGCGGCCGCCGTGGCAACGGTATCGAAGGTAGCCCCGGTTGGAAGCAGCCGCCTAAGCGCATTCCGGGTAGCTCGTGGTATAACCCCGGCCTCCCCGGCATCCCCGGCCCTGAAGTTCCTCCCGGTGGCCCGGGTGGTGGCGGTGG